CCAATATTAATTCCTTCTCCTTGAATGGAATTGAAGAAGAACTCAGATACTTTTAAAGTATGTTCTCCATTTGCTGGGGCAAGTCGCTTTCGCTTTGGGTCTGCTTTTATTATCTGCTTAACTATCATATTTGCTTTATACTTTTGTATTACTGTAATTAATTTCTGCGGTAAAACGCACGAAAACATGCTTATTTAAAGAGTTTATTGCTTGTTTATACTGCAATTTAGCTGTCATAGTCTGGTGTGTACCGTGCATTCGTTTTTGGCGTCTCACTTACTTCTATCGCAGACAATGTTGGAAATTGCTGTTTGAAAGTATTAAAAATAAGTTTTGCCATATTCTCTGCCGTCGGATTACACGACATGCGGTCGTTGAGATGCCTGTGGTCAAACTGTTCATCCAAATATTTTTTAATAGGTTCTAAGTCACGGTAGTCTACTACGAAACCAATAGCATTTAATTTAGTAGCTGAAAACTCAGCTCTTACAATGTAGTTGTGTCCATGCAGTCTGCTACATGGATGTTCAACGGGCAAGCCTTCTAATATGTGACTTGCTGAGAAGTGAAATTCTTTGCTGATTGTGTACATATGATTTTGGTATTAAATTAATATATTATACAAAAAAATTTTTAATCATCGGTTCGATAGTTGTTTGTGACCTCCCAATGTGTTTCTTTATCATTGTTTTCTTGTGTAAATAATAATGAAAATGGTTTAAAACTATGCCCACCAGACCTTTGTTTTTCTATTGTTAATCTAAACCATGCTTGTCCAGGACATGAAGGTTTGTCTTCATGATTTTCTAAGCGGAATATATTATGTGCCATTGCTCCCATAGCGGATGCTCCACGTAGCCCACGCTTCCCGTCTTTCCCTGCATGGTGCAATAGTATGCAGGCAACTCCTAATGCCCGTAGATCCCTTATAAAGGGGTTTATCTTATTATTCCATTCGCTGTTGTCATTCTCCTCTTGTAAGCCAAATAACGTGCTGGCACTATCAAGCACAATAAGTCTATAGTTTGGATTGTTTTGTAACCAACTTATAATTTTCTTTTGGTTTTTCCTATCGCCTAAATAAAATGAATCCTCAGTTTCTAATTGATAGTCAGGGAGTGATAACATTTTTATTTTCCATCTTTTTACTTGTTTTCCTAACCAAGAAAAGGCTTTTACACGTTCCTCTAATTCCTGCTCACCTAATTCACCATCAATGTATAAACACCCTGTTTGGTCTCTAACCTTCCATTCTCCTATGTCTGATTCTTCTGTAGGCTTATCTAATCCAACAATGAATCCTAACAGAAGTGACAACAAAGACTTCCCTACTCCAAAATTTGCGTAAATGATTGTCATTTGCCCTTCTCTTAACCAAGGAGAAATTATTGCCTTAGGTTTTGGTTTCTTTTTATCTATTATTTGCTCAAGTGATAAAATATAATTATCTAACGTAATAGACGCAGAAGTAAGCGGTTTAAATTCATGTATTATCTTTTCAGCTTCTTCCATTTTGCCTACCGCAAGTAAAGCATCAACTGTTTCTATATGTATTTGAATATGTCTTTCATTTAAGTACTTCTCTGTTTCATTAACAAGATAATCAATATTCTGTTCCCCCTCAGTATATTCCTCACTTAGGGACGGCAGTATGTCTTGTTCTATTTCCTCTGCTAAATCCTTTTGTATCTTTCCCTCTTTTAACTTTGTAAAATATATTCCTTCTATGTCTTTCCCTGGTGCTTTTTTATATGTTTGAAAGTACTCCCACGTCCAAATAGATATTTGTTTTGCTGTGGCAGATTCTAACAGTATAGGATCCCAAAAATCTTTTACTCTTGTACAGTACTCTGTGGACGTAATTAATCCAATAATAATTTGTCTCTCATCCATAATTTTATTTTTAATCTGAATATCTATTTCCTGCTATATCCTTCCAATACCCATCCTTTGTATCATAATCGTAACGGATCCCGTCATAAAACTTTGGTGGATACTTTTTAACAACTGGTTTTTTATTCATTGCGGTTTCTAACCTGGTAAATTTAGTTTTTAAAGAATCTCCCGATTCAACTACTGGAACATATTCTGCCCCTATATTTTTTTCATACCAAGACAATACTTTTACAATTCGTTCTGGTGCTACTTTATTATCTTCTACTAATTGACAGATAGAGTAAGCCCAAGACTGAATTTGGTTAGTTGTGTGCGTTATGTTTATAGTGGAAGAAACTATTTCAGATAGCTTTGTAGCCAATGGAAGGTATTCAAGAGATCTCTCTTTCTTTGTAGGACCCTTTTTGTGGGTACTACTACGATAGTTATGTTTTCCTTTACTTATATTATGCCCTAACACATTCATAAGGTCTAGCCCTACTGTTTTCATAAGGGCTGTAAAGTTAATTTTAACCCATTCTTTCGATGGTATTCCTTCTGTTTTAATTCGTAAAATTTTATTTTTTATTAGAATTCGTTTATACTTTCGAATTGTAGATTCAGCAATACATAATTGCTTTTTCATATCGGAGTGAATAAAATAAAACCAACCGTTGTTTTTATATCCTTTATTTTGGAAGTAAATATGCTTATCTATGTACGCAGATAAAATAATAGCTTCCATAAGACCTAACTTTTGAATTAGTGTTTTGTTAATTGCAAGAAATGAATCTGTTCGAAAAATTTCTACTACCCATTTTTCTAATACTTCATTGTTAGGATACTTCGTTCTTTCCATAAGATATAAAGTTAAAAATCCTGGGTGGTATGTGGTAGGACCGAATTACCGAACCACCCAGGACTAACTACAAAAATGAAACAAAAAACCCAAAAACCTATGTATGACAGAAATGTCGATCCATTCAATAAAGCTATTTTAGATATAACTTTGTTATTTAAATTTAGTGCAATATATAACATAATAATAGAATATGCAAATATTTTCACAGGTATTTTTAAATTATTTTAGAACAGCTAATATTTTCTTATAATATTTAATAGTGGTTTTCTTTTTCATCCCCTTTGGGCCACCGTTCCATTCTCTTGCAATACGTTCTGCATCAGCATAGTGAATCTGCATAGCATAGTGCATAAACACCTTTTTCGCTTTTACAGGATTGAGCATTTCTACTACATCATACCAAATTCCTGTTTGTAAATAATAGTCCATTAACCTGGAACGTCTAATTTGTACAATGCCATAGGAGTACTCTTCATAAATTAAGTCTCCAATAGCATCAGCATCAAAGTTAGTTTCAACGGCACATGTTGCATTCCATATTGGTTCATACGGAGCAATTACAGGTGCCTCAAAAATTGTCAGTGTCTTATCCTGAGGACAGTACGCCGACAGCCTGGAAAATAGTAATATTAAAATTAGAATTTTCATACGTTTCATTGTGGATTTTTTCGTGAATACTAAATTCTTATCTGTAAAAAGAATACTTCACCTGTCCTGATTCGGACTTTATAGTGGACAAAGGTATGTATTTTTTCTGAGATATATAAATTTATTTTATTTTGATGTTTGTGCTTTAAATAATAAACCACATAATAGAGTTAATCCTAATGCTTGACAAGTGGTAATTTTTACCAATCCAAATATTATTGGCATTACCCAATTCCAAAGCCATTGTACAGGAAGAGCAAGTACAAGAGAAATAAGAACAATAACAGTAATTGTTCCTAAGAATACAATTAATTTTTCCATAATTTCTACGTTTTATTTCCCGTCTTCACGAGAGTGATCAAAGTCTCCAAATTTATCTAATTTTTTAAATTGTGAAATGTTATAAACATCTTCAATATCTCCTGGATAACAGTCGTTTTCCATAAACATTTCTTCATCAGTAGGTTCATCTTTTTTAAGTAGATTTGCCATAGCTGTATCATACTTTCTTGTTTCGTTTTGGATGTCTGCAAGTACACAGAGAAATCCAATTAAGGCAACTGCTGTAATAAGTAATATTATCCACATCATAATTTTTAAGTTTTAATTCATATCTGCATCACTAAAATATACTCTTTTACAGGGTGGTGGTGTATAGCCAAGCATCCCTTTCCATTTATACATGATCCTCTGATAGCCAGAGTCCCAATATCGTACCGTTCCACAATACTCACATTTGTCTATGCGGAATCCATTTTGTCGAATCCATTTATGTCGTAGTAGTTTTTTCATACTTTCTTTATAAAGGTTTCACATTCTTTTGGTATTACAAAAGCAGTAAATTCAAAACCTGTTCCTTTATTTGGTTGGTTTTGTAAAGCCTTTACAAAAGTAGAATTTGCAATTCCAAGAGGAACGGCGTCTTCTCCATCATACCAAGCAGTTATTCTATCAGAATAGTATTGTCCTGATACTTTGCCGCATTCACAATGTTTTACTTTCTCCGTAAGTCGGATAATATCATGACAGTTTTTACAAAACAGTAGTTTCATTTCATTAACTGTTTTACTAAATAATCTGCATCTTCTTGTTTCATACTTCCTGGATCACCTTCAATGTCAACCCTGAAGGCATCTACTCCACGGAATTTTAATTCAGCCACGAGTTTATTCGCTTGATTAATGGCCTGAGGATCATCATCGAAACATACCGCCACTCTTTTGAAGTTCTTAGATATCGTTCTAACTTGCTGAATGGTATATTTGATACCCGAAGTGGCAAAGCTATGAATCCCACAGCGAAAAACGTCAGTAGGGCCTTCAACACAAATACCCGTTTCTTTCCACGCTTCTTGTTTTCCATATAATATGCTTTTATGTGGTATTAATTCTCTATCTTTTGGACAAGCCATATATTTTGCCATATGTTTGTTTGTTATATCCCTGCTGTCAAAACTAACTTGTTTACCGTCCCAAATAAATGGAATTATAATTCTGTGTTTATAGTCAAGGTTGTCAAGTTTGCTAATAGGTCCTGTTCCAACTAAGTTCCATTCACGTTCTAAATACTCTGGATCAAACCCACGACGTTCTAAATACCTTTTGTGGTTTGTTTGTAGTGGCATCGTTCCAGAAGGCATACGGTGAGCCTTGGCTCGGATTTTAACAACTGGTTCCTTGATACGTTTAGCAACGAAAAGACCATATCGTTTAATAACCACCCGAGCCTCAGCTTCACTTGTATGAATTAATATTGCTATTGTGGGGGTAATGTGATGATAGCCACATCGCCAACAGAAATAAAAATTACTCTGCAGATTATATCCTAAGTGGTATCCTGCATTGCCAGTACAATGTGGACAAGGAGTATTTACCCAACCTGGTCGACAATGTTTGTGGCCTTCTGTTCGGAAATCTACAGAGTAATCTTGATATAGCTGAATTATATCCATTAATATTTTATATTATACAAATTTATTTTGACATACTGTTGTAATTCTAAATATTCCATTTTGTATTCTATTTTTACACCACCCCCGGCAGGATAATATATTGTGTATTCTTCGGTGTACCTGTTCTGCTGGTATCCAAAGAAATTTCTTCGGTGTAGCTAAAACAATATTGGCAATGTCTTTTGCATCATCCGAAAGAGCCTCCCAAAAGTCAGATGCCATTTGTGCAGGGTGTCTTGTGAGAATAGTATCTTCTATAGAACACAATTCCTCTCCATGTTTTCTGCTTTTGTAGTCCTCTTGCTCTTTAATATAATTCTTTAGTCTATTTGTAATGCAAGTCCAAGCATGAGTTGTCATCTTGCCTCTATCTGGTTTGTGTGTCCTTTCTGCTTCCAAGTAGGCTAATACCGCTTCTTGAAACAAGTCGTCCCAGTCTATTCCAGTTGATCTGTGGAAAGACCAAGCAATTTTTCTAATTAGATTTAGATTATTCATATTTTTAGTTATTATCAATTTTAAATTCCCAACCTTCTCCAAAGAATTTATTAAATATTTCTTTAGCTCTAGCTTCAATACTATCTTTTCCATAAAATCCACGATGCCTATTACCAACTCTTTTATATTTATAATTATGTGGGTATTTATCAATCTCCCATTGCTCTAATATCGCAGTCAGTGTAATTTTATCATTATTAAAGGCAGGAATGCCCCAACATGAGCAAGACCAGCTTGGTTCCTTTTCTTTTGTCATATCTGGAATACTTATTTCAAGAGTTCCATAGTAATGGATAGCTCCAAAACTAAGACCAAGCCAAGAAGTAATAATAAGTGTAACGGTTGGTTTTTTGTACATTCTAGAGATATAATATTCTCCGCGATGCTTCGCTTGTATGCCACATAAATAATTTGGTGGGAATTTTTTATCTAAGGCATAATCATTCTCAGGTATTTTATATTCTAAATCCCAATGTAAAGCATCAAGTATTTCCCAATCATCATATTTTTTATTCATAATTTTTATTTATTTATATTGTTTCATTAATTCTTTTAATAAAGATCCTTGATCTGTTTCTCTTCCGTCTAATACAGCATCTAACACTTTCCGTTTGTCGTCAATCATATGTGCTATCTTTTCTTCAATAGTTCCTGCCGCTAATAGGTAATAGATATTTACACTATCCTTTTGTCCTATTCTGTGACAACGATCCTCTGCTTGTACCAAAGCACCTGGTGTCCATGGCAATTCAATGAATGCCACGTTTGAAGATGCTGTAAGAGTTATTCCAATACCAGCCGCTTGTATGTTCCCAACAAACAATTTTATTTTATCGTTGTTTTGAAAGTTGTCTACCGCGTTTTGTCTTTCCGCATTTACCACTGATCCGTCTATTTTTACTGTAATACTGGGAAAGGCTGTCATTATAGCATCAATTACGAATTTATGCGTGGCAAACACAATTAATTTATCTTCTATTTCTAAAAAGTTCTTTATCCAGTCTATACTTTGTTCTAATTTTCCTTTTACTGCTAATTGTTTCAGTCCTTCTATAGATGCAAGTGCTTCTGCGTTTGAAATTCTTTCTGCGGCTTCTTGACTTTTATATTTCCTAACAAATTCAACAAAGTCTGCTTCCGCTTCGTCATATACTTTTTGGTTGCTTAATTCTATTGGTATAAAAGAATATATTTTGTCAGGCAAGTCAGGCAATACATCCTTTTTAAGTCTGCGGATCATTACTGTAGATGTTAACCTTTGGTGGAGTTCTTGAATATGCGATGCACCATTAAGATCCCAACCAAATACTGACTGTTTAGCGGCACAATAGTATTTCGCATAATGCCAATAGTCAGGGAATAACAAAGGATCAATAAGTTTTAAGGCATTAAATGCCTCAATAGGTCGATTTACAATAGGTGTTCCACTCAAAGCAATTACATGTGGAATGTTCTTTCCTAATTGTTTTACAGCCTTTGTTCTTTTCGCTTTATTGCTTTTATAATAATGACATTCATCCGTTATTAAAATTGCTGGGTTTATCTTTTTTAAATATTCTAACCAAGCATGTAATATGTCGTAGTTAATAATGATAATTTCTCCTGTTAGTTTCCAAGGTTTTGTCCCTGACAGTATTTCTACTTTTGGGTTTGGTAACCATAGTTCAGCCTCACGTTTCCAATTAAGTTTCAGAGATGCTGGAACAACGACAACGACAGGAATTTTATCCCTGTGCAGTTGCCACCAAGCCAATGCTTGTACAGTTTTACCCAGTCCCATTTCATCTGCTATTAATGCTCTGCCACGTTTTGTTTCTAAAAAAGCCACACCTTTGCGTTGAAAGGGATATAATTCTCCTTTAAGCCCAGGTATTCCAGTTATCTCAATGATTTCCTCTTCCCTGCTTTTTGTCTTTTCAATGTAGTTTTTTAAATGATTATCCAATTCAAACCCCCACTCATTTAAAGTATTTAAAGTTTCAACATGGACTGGAGCAGACCAACATTTTTGTTCTGCATGCCAAGTCCGTCCAGGCAACTCCCTTACTTTATGAATCATCTCAACATCATACGGGAAAGTAATTTTTATTCTAATTCCGTTTGATGCTTTGACCATGGAAGCATATTTGATTTGTGGCATATATTATTGTTATATTATTACATAAAAACCTAAGAAATTTCGCTGTTTTCCGCTTGTTTATCGCGGCATCTTTACTTTGTTATACGTAGGTATTACTGTATAATAATCTATGGTAAATCTTTTTCTAATCTAAAAAGATAACCTTCTCCTTTACCTTTCTTTATTTTATCAAAATCTTGTCTAATGTTTTCTTTAAGACGTTTGATTTGTAATTCTGTATAAAAGGATTCTAATTTTTCTAAGGGGACATCTTTATCAAGGAGAAAAGCATCAACAATGGTACTCCAAATATTCCATTTATTATTTTTTCGTTTTGTGTTAATCCATCCCATAATTTCTATTTTTATTTATCTCCATCCTAATTCACGACTAACATGTCCTGGTAGATACCCAATTTGTCTTCCTTCGACAAGATAAACTATATCGCATGGACTTCCATTAAATGTCTCAATTTCCTCATCTGTTGCATCTTCATCTTCAACAGGGATAACATCACTAATGTCATACTCAAATGGCCAACTTGGTTGCATAGCCAATCTTATTTCGGAGTCATCATCCAAATTGTCAAGG